TCGAGCTGGTTGAGTTAGTCTTGGTTGGACTGGTTAGGTTGGTTGGGTTAGTTGGGCAGGGTGTGAAGTCTTTGAAAATGCCCATTGGTGGCTTGTGTTCAGCGGTTGAACGCACGGACGCCATGCGGACTTTATTTTCAGAGGGGGTCGGGTCTCTGGTTCGGACTTGCTCGCAGATTTGATGCACCCAGGGGCAGTGGGTCTGCCTCCCATGAGCCGATTTTGAGCTCATCTTGAGCCCAAAAAATCCCAACTATTCACTGATATTTGGTATTTTTTCGCACACTTACCCTACCCGTTTGAATTCTTCATCCTACCCAAAGGGACGGCGTGAGAGTCCCCTCTGCCATATTAAAAAATTTTTATCAAAACCTCATTAAAAATCATCCCCTTCTAACCATCCCACCTATTCGTATCTTTTCAATATCATTATTTTTCCAACTTCATTACTCCACTTGAGTTTTAATTGCCCTGCCTCCCCCTTCCCCACAAGTCAAATCATTTTTTACTTGACAAAATGACAAGGAAAATGCGATATTCATAAATCATTATGATAAGAATTGACCATAAAGCCATAGCTAAGCTATTAAATGTATCAGAAAAGTATGCTTATACCCTCTTGAGCAGGCGAAAAATTAGCCTAAAAAACAATATTAACAACCTTAATGCTGTTTTGGATCTCATTTTTGAATATAAAAACAAGAAAAGAAGGCATAAAAGCGGACATATTCGACCAAAAACCAATCCAAATGACAAGGGAAACACGCATTTCATAAATCATTCTGATTAGATGGAACTTGTTTTTATCATTCTCGGTCTATTGGGTCTGTCCCGTATAAGCCCAAAGAGAATAGCAACCTGCAAATCTAAATCTATTAAAAACAAAACAACCAGTTCTCCCCGTGAATATGAGCAATACTGCGCTTCTCTATTGAATAATATGGGATATAGGGCTGTTGTTACTCCCGTGGGGCCTGATGATGGTGTAGACATTATGGTCTATGACCCCGCTGGGAATTTTATTGGCATTGCTGAATGTAAAAGATGGTCATATCCTGTTAATGTAAAAACTATTAAAGCTTTCTATGCAACTATGCAAGCTAAATATGTTAGTAAAGGATGGGTTTTTGCCCTTAATGGATTTACCCTCCCCGCAAAAAAATTTGTAGACTGCCTTAATGTTGAAATAAATCTATTAACGTGCAAACCGTAGACGTAATGCCTCAAAAATAAGTCATTCCTCCTGCAGAAACTCAGTTGTATGTGGGTTTCCGTAGGAGTTATTCCTCAATTTTGGGGTATTCCTCCTACCTTATCCCCATTTTTTGGGGTATTCCTCCTCCAGAAATGATTTTTTATCCCCTCATTTATCCCCTCAACACCAAACACCCAAAATATGCAGAAAAACCCCGTAGTGGACAGAAAAAATAAGGTTTTTATTAATTATTACATTAAAATATACAGAAAAAATAGGGTTTTTATTAATTATTACAGTAAGTTACAAAACAAGCAGTATACACTATGCACATATATATAGACACATGATAAACAAAACCTTACGAGACCAGTTCATCATATTACGGGAAAAGTATCAGCTTACACCAGATAAATTGGACCCACGCACCGCTTATGTAATAAGCACATGGGGGTGTTTTACATATACAGAGCTTGGTTTTTTATTCGGGTGTAGTCCCACTGCAATTAGCAATAAAGTAGCCAAGGGCGAAAAAATTTATAAACGTGAGGGCATCAAGGCAAACCTCCGTATTATGGGAGAAAGCCTTCAAGAGCTCAATGCCTCTGATATATACACAAATGTTATTAAGACCCTTGCAGAGATTGCAAACCCTCTTGATGAGAAACAGGGATTACGCCCGCAGGATATGATTCGTGCCTGTGAGGCATTAGGCAGATTAACAGAGCCAAAAGTCATAGAAGAGCTTCAGATAAAGTTTGAATTGTTGAACGGTTTGATAAGGTTTATTCTGGCTGACCTGATACCGGAAACTGATAAACGGGTAAGACAGACCATAAAGGACATTCAGGATAAAGTTGCAAAAGGTGAAGAAATGGGTCAGCTCCAGTTTTCTCTCAGGCTTGTTATGAAGGAATTATTACCGAAGGCCGATAAACTCTACAATACCCTTGTAGAGGGTGGCTGGATAAAAGCTGACGAGTGATTATGGGGATTGACCAGTCCAGTCTTAGAGAAATTGATATTATCGGGGCATATAAAAAGTTCTACGAAGCACTGGATATAAATGTCAGTGAAACATGGGTAGAGTGGATTTGTAATAATACATATTTAAATGGGTCTCCGTTTAGTTTCAGGGGATTTGAATATTTGATACAGCCCATAAACGATAATCACCCGAGGCAGGCTATAATCAAACCAGCACAGGTTGGGGCATCAGAGGCATTCGCAAGAAAGATGCTGGCTATTATTTATCGTTATGCAACAATGCCTTACTATTATGATAATAATGGTGAAGAGACCTGCGTATGGGGTATAAATGGAATTTACAGCTTCCCCGATACTGATAATTTAAGGCGGTTTATTAAGGATAGATTGATAACAGATATAATAAATCCATCACCATTGCTTTATGCTGCCTATAAAACAGCAGAGTCCCAGGCAATTGACCAGCTCGGGATATATAATTCATTTCTGTATTCGACAGGCAGACGGACAGATTCTGGTAATCAGTCAATCCCCGCCGAAGTGGTTTTTATAGATGAATATGACAGACCGTTGAATGCCGATAGACGGGCTATAACAGCACTTGCTGCCAGAACACAAAAGGCAAAGATATTCAGCAATCTGTTTCATGATGGTCTGATAGTGAATTTTTCTACCCCGACATTCCCCGATGAAGAGGGGCGTTTAATTGATGGCATGTATAATCTATCTGACCAGCATGAATGGTTTGTTAAATGCACAAGATGCGGACACTGGCAGATAGTGGAATATCCTGATTCCATAGCCTATTTTTATGAAAAGGGGGCTAAAAAGCCTCCTAAAGACCCATACTGGATATGCTTAAAATGCCGAAGGGCACTTGATTTTTCCCAGATAGGCAACTGGAGGCGTGAATATCCAAATAGATGGGAAAATGCTGAATGGGTGGCAAAATATCCCAACCGAACAAAAGATGGAGCAGGGATAAGGGGTTATAGATTGCCATTTGCTACCCTGTATAATACAGCAAAACGTTTATTGAATAAACGAGATACGGATTATAAGCATTCCATTCAAGATTTTTATAATTACGGTCTTGGCCGTGCATATATGGATAAGACCATCGGTATAACCGATGAGGATTTTGTAAAGAATATAAATACATCTATAAGATGGGGGTTTTATGACCCGAATTATCCTCACATTATGGCTGGAGACCAGGGAGCCTATATAGTCATAGCAAGGCTTAAAGAAAATTCACAAACAGATATGAACCCCAAAGGTATCTGGCAGGTTGTATATGCAGAGCATTTTCCCGATACGGTGGCATTTTCAAGGGTAGAAAAAGACGGGCAGGGTGAAAAAATCACAAAGGGCCGTATAGCACAGTTAATTGACCTGTGGAAACCAGAAGTGGTGCTTTTAGATAGACTTCCCAATGTTGCATCGGCTGAAAATGAACAGAAGTTGTTCCCTCATATTTTCTGGTTAAATGACTCAAAGGGCACTGCCAATGAAAGAATGAGAATAGATAGAAACGAAAGAGGGGAATTAATACACCACGTTACCGAAAATAAACACGAATGCATAGATTATTACTTCAATGAATTACGAGGTAAACGGTGGGAATTTGCAAATGGCGGTGCAGAAGTTTTTGAGCAATTAAAAGCCCACAATAAAAATATAAAAAAGATTGTAGATGATAAGGGGGTGCCGAGATACATTTCATTTGGAGCAGACCATTTTGGACAGGCCATGAAGTTATTATCAGAGGCAGCGGAAATTTATGCAACAATCAAGCCTATTATTAAAAGAGTGGGGGTTTTAACAATGTATGGATTTAAAGAGGGTAGAAATTAATGGGATTGGTGAGCTGGGTAAAAAATATTTTTGGATTAACACCTTCTTTAAATTCCAATGGGATAATATCCGCAAGTTCTATCAGAACAACATCTCCAAATGAATACCCGTTGTTCAGCGGTATAACCCCCAGGGCATACAGAGAGTTTCAGGGAAAAGACCTGCTGAGTCTATCCTCATGGGACCACAAGAGCATTTTAAAAGTCCTTCGTGCTGTAAGCCCTGAAGTGTCTCAGGCAATAACCCTTTATTTGAGGGTGTTTGACTCTGGATATTCCATTGAAGTCAAAAAGCAAAACGGAGAAATACACCAGCAGGCAAAGGATTTATTGTTTAAAATGATAAACAACTGGGAGCAGGTAAACATAACAAGGTTTTCAATACCCAACAGCATTCGCTCCCTGTCATCCAGATTTGCACTGGATGTCCTTATTAAGGGTGCCATTGCCGGTGAACTTGTCATAGATAAAGACCTCAATGTATTGGGTCTTGAGTATGTTGACCCGTGGAGCATAGAGTTTGAATGGAATAAAGACGAGAAACGCTGGATACCGTTTCAGATGGATGTCAACCAGAAAGTGATTCTCGATATACCGAATTTTATATATGTCCCCGTTGACCCTCTTGGAAATGACCCATACGGTGAGGAACAGATAAGCAGCTGTATCCAGTCCGTGATCTTCAAGTTCATGGTCATGCAGGACCTGCAGATGGCCATACATACAAACGGATGGCGGAGGATGGATTTTGAAATACTTGAAGAGGCTATACTGAAAAACGCACCACCAGAGATAAAAAACAATGCAACCAGACTGAACCAGTTTATAAGCTCTCAATTAACCTTAATCACAGATACATACAAGGCATTGAAACCCGATGACAACATTGTTCATACGGACAGCATTAAGGTGAGGTCAATAGAGGCACCACGGGGAGGAATGTTTGACCCCAAGGCCTTACTGGATGTCATAGATAACCAGATAGCCAACGGTCTTAAAACATTTGCCGTTTTGCTGTCAAAGAGGTTTGGAGGCAGCACAGAAGGTTTTACCAGCTCTGAAATGATTCTTTACATTAAACTGGTCGGTGGTTTTCAAAGAATTGTAGAAGAGCTTTTTGAAAGGGCATTGCAGCTTGCCCTGCGTGTCCAGTATGGCATAGTGGCAAGCGTTGATATGGAATTCAATAAGCCAGAATTGAGAACGGATATGGAGCTTGCCCAATGGCGGGCAGTAGAAATCGGAAACATCAAAAAAGCATACGATTATCAGGCCATTGGGTTTAAGGAGATGCAGCAGAGGCTCCGTGAGATTGCAAAGATGAAGGGACCAATACCAGATGATTTGAGAGAATTTATGCGTGAGGATAATAAAAATCCTGACGAACCTGAAAGACCCACTATCTCGGAAGAAGAGAAAGAGAGAAGGCGTGCAGAGACAAACCGGGAAAGAAGGTCTGGAAGACAGGAGTAAATATGAAAACAAAAAAAGCACCAACTGAACAGGAAGTAAAAAAGATAAAGGAAAAAATTATTAAAGAAACCCTCAAGAAAAAAACAGACATGATGATGTCTGGAAAATTACAGGAGGTATAGATGTTAAGAAAACCCAATGAAAAAGAACTGGCTTACATAAATGACAGAATAGCGAAGAAAACATTAACAGCAGACGATGTTTACATATTCGATGAAGTCTCTATTGCCAATGATTTTATGCTTACATCGTATGGTTATTATCTTGGCACATCAAGTCTGTTTAATTTTAAAAATGACCTCGAAAAAAACAAAATACCAGTTCAGATTAATCATAAAACCGACATCCCGCTTGGAACATGGCTCCCGGGGGAAATCAGGACTGTCACACCACCTGAAGGTGCAAAACAGGGCAAAAATTATGAATTGGTTGCATCCCTGTATATGCCCATGGGACTTGAAATTAATGGATATAAAACAGATGAGATTGTCAAGGCCTACCAGACAGGAACATTGACAGATGTCAGTATCGCATGGACAGACGGTAGACCCGTATGTGACATTTGTGGAAAGGATTATCTCTCTCAAGAATGCTCCCATATGGTAGGTATGGAATATGAAGGAGTGACCTGCACCGTAACAATTGAAGATGCACATCTTGCCGAGTGCTCGCTTGTATGGTCTGGTGCATTACCTGGGGCACAGCTTGATGACGAGATTGCATCAATAGACTGGAGCGGTATTAAGACTTCAGCCTCATTAACACCAATATCTGGTTCATTAACAATAAAAATGCCTTTGTTAAAGGAAGATAAAATAATGAAGAGCCAACTGGCATTAACCCATAATTCCAAACTGGCAGAAAATGAACCAGCATGGGGAGATGTAGACAAAACGAAACTTCCGAGGAATGCATTTGCCGACCAGGGAGAGGAAGGAAAGAAAAGCACATGGCGCTATCCTCATCACTGGGTAAAAAATGGTGAAGTTGGAGAAGACGGAATATACAAAAGTGGTGATATGTATTTACACCGTGGTGGCTTAATTGCAGCATGGGCAGCAGCAAATGGTGCAAGAAGTGGGCAGGAAGCATCTGAAGAAGTAAAAGCCCATTTAAGGGCGCACAGAAAAGCCATCGGGCTTGATGGTGATGATTATTTAACCTTTGACGATTTCTGCGAAATTTTCAAGGAACAGCTTGAGGAAAGATTTGTAGCCAAAGAAAAGTTTGATGAGCTTACAAAAGAACATAATGACCTTACTCAGAAATTTGCCGAATTGAATGTTGATTTAGAAATGGCACGTAAAAATGCAGAAATCGGAAAGAAAAGACTTGAGGAGCTTGTCTCTGAATATCACAGGCTTGGCGTAATTTTATATGCAGACAAGTGGATAGAGGAAACAAAAAACGAAAATCTTATAGCTATGGATGTGAACAAAAGATATGAATTTCTACTGTCCGAGATAAAACTGATGGAAACTGATATTAGGAAAAACCTTGAAAAAAAGACAGAGAGGATAACGACTGAAGATAGATATGAACATAAAGACAATCCGAAATACTACAAAATAGGGTAATCCCCATAAGGAGGTAAAAAATGGTTAGAAGTATTGGTAATTATGATGAAGTAGGATGTAGCGGTTACTATTCTTTTTTATCCGCCCTTACAAGGGGAACAGATGAAAATAAGGTAGCAACCATTAGCACTGATGATACCGTTGCACTTGTGACTGAAGATGAAAATTTTTCTGGTGTTGTAAGGGTTATAAGTCAAGGTGATAAACTTGCTGGTGTTCAGACGGATGGATGGGCTGAGGTAGAGTATACAGCGGGCGATGAGCTCATGCCCAATCAGGTAGATAGAGATTTCTCTGGTGCCTCTGCGTGGACAAATAACAATATTAATTCTTACGATGAAACAAACGATTTGAGTATTACCGCCAACGCAAAAGACCAGTATTGTTATCTGCCTGTTGCAAGTGCCCCCACCATAATAGGCAGGAGATACCGCCTTACATTCGATGTAGACAATCTCGTCTCCACATGGACAATTAAATCATATGACGGAACTCAGACAATAGGGACGGTATCAGCAGGGGGTGCTCAGCTATTCGAGTTTACAGCAGAAACCACAGGTGGATTGAGAATTGTGGCAAATACCACAACATCAAGCGGTGACTTTGATAATTTTTCATTATCAGAAGTTCCATCAGTAGGCTGGAATTATCTGGTAGGCGGTAAAACTGATGGCAAAGTAAAGGTGGCACAGAATGCCATTGTCAAGGTGGTTTCTGTAACAGTGCCTGT